GAGTTGTCTTAAATGATTCAATCAGTTCTTCAATACCATCACCTGCGGCAAATGAGCCAGCGCCATCATCATTTTCTACATACTTTGATCTGATAATGTTGATCTTTTCATCAATCTTATCTGCAATTTCCGCAGGAGTTACATTATCAAACCATTCCTCTTGTGCTTCCTTCTTTTTTGAATCTAGCACATTGTCAGGATCATATAGCCAAGATACATCCATACCAAGATTATCATACATGCGGAGTAAAGTCATCTTCCGCATTCTCTTGTAATAATAATCAAAAGTAGAACGCATTGCTACTTCACTAATCTTAGTTAAATATTCATTACCACGATTTACGTCAAATACTGCTTTATATTTTGGATGATTTTCAAGATAGTCATTAATCGTTTCAAGAGTAAAATGAGTTAATCCACTTTCATGAAGTTTAAACAATGCACCCATTACAATCTTGTGAAATTCTTCTGGAAAATCATCCTCACTAATAGAGTACGCGTCTTGGGCGTCCAATATTGACGGATCGTTATAAATACATCCAAGTACTTGTACAATGGATGTGGTATCAACATATTTAGACGCCATTACTTACTCTCCTCATCTTCATCTAAGAAAGCAAATTTATTGCTCTTCATAGGTTTGCGCACTGGCGGTGGAATATGAATTTCTACAACAGTTGGATGCCATTGCTCAATAGGCTTTGCCTTATTCTGCTGTTGAGCGGCCCACATTGCTGTATAATAATTTCGTGCATCTTCATAGACATATGGTATAATTCCAATGCCGCCATTTGCTTTCTCTATTGGATTCTTTTTAATTTCATAAAACCAAACCAAACTCTTATACATTCCGCTATAAGTATATGATTTGTTATCATGATAATCTTTTATTTGCCGTTTAATCTTTTCGGATAAAGATTCAATTTGAAATAACTTCTTGATAAAATTAGTTAAAATGTTTAAATCTCTTTCTTCTTGAGTCAGTTCAGCATTATGTCGATCATAGCAAGCTTTGTGAGCATAGCGAGTCTTATTAATCTGAACAAACTCTTCCATGTCACGATAAAAGTATTTACCGCAATATGGACATTTTACTTGCGGCAAACGCTTCTTAGTTGCCATTATAACATCGCCACCAAATCAAAGATATTTTTAATCGTCAGCAGAATCCAATATCCAATTATCCACGGCCAAGCGTGTTTTGGCTTTTGTTTGATTTGAAATACAGATACAACTGCCGCGACAATAATCAATCCGATTACACAGATTTGTGAAGGTGTAAAGAACATCTTGATAAATCCTTTCTGACTTAATTCCTATATAAATTATATCATAAAAAAAGAAAAAAGTCAAGCGAGTGCTTTTCACACTCGCTTGATATATCACTTATTGAGAACTCGAAGTTCCTGAACAATCAACCAAACCTTTTCAGCATCCATCTCTGTGGTATCCTGGAACTTCTTGCCAGTTCCGAGATATTCACTAATAATCTTAGAGATCTTCAGTCTATTGCCGGCGTCCTTCTGAATCAATTCACCAAATAGCTTTTCAGCTTCCGCACGCATTTCAGAAAACTTCGGCATATCAACTTCATGTTCTTTATATTCATTCTTGCGCTCATCGGTAACGAACTTACCGCCATTCTCAGCAGCTTCTTTGTCAATAGCGTCACCGATTGCATTCACAAGATTTTCATATGTAAATACAATACTGTCAGGGATGTACTTAAAACGACTACCAGCAACGAAACGAGGAGTTTCACGAAGGAAAAGCCGAGTTTCAAGCTGACCAGTTTCTCTATTGGTTACTGCACGCGACAGACCAATAATATCGCAAGTACGTTCGCAGATCTTACGACCACGCTTATCAAGAGTAGGCTCAATCTTGCTATACTCATTGCCCTGCTCGTCTTTTTCAGTGCGCTCAGTGCTATGAGAAATCAAAACCAGACCGTAATCAAGCTGAATGATTTTGCGCAGACAAGAGTCAAATTCCTTTTCTACCATACCATAACCCTTGCCATAGCCCAGATCTGCAATATTATCAACGTTCTGATCATCGCAAATATACTGATTGCAATAATCATATGCAATATCAGCAGTATCAATGACAACTGTCTGATACATTTGCTTGGTTTCTTCGTCTTTTAATTCAACCAATAGTCTGCGGAATTCATTCCAGCTATTGATGGGCTGCGCCATAACCCCAGGAATGGTACTATAACCCTTTTCAAAAGCGAAGATAATTGCACCAGGAAATTTAGAAGCAATAGTCGTTTTACCGGATTTAGGCGTGCCGTAGAACAGCACGCTATATCCGCGAAGGTCACGACTTACCACATGGGGTTTAAGACTTGTAAGAATACCCATATGTCGTGCCCTCCTTTATCAGAAATTATATCCAGCAGTTTCAGTAGAGACAGCTGCAGCAGAGCCAGAACCCTTACTGGCCTGATACTCTTCCTGACGCTTTTTCATACTTGCCAGAGCGAGCTCACGATCACTCATTGCCTGAGAAAGCTCAGCCGCAGTGATATAATCTTCATCATCCCATACATAAGGATTCTTGCTGGCACCAGTAATTACAAACTCACGAGTAGTAGTCTGACGCTCACGAACTTCATCCTCACCGAACGCAGACTCGGTTACAGTACGAGTTACAACAACCTGAGACTGCTGACGACCCCACACACAGGTGAATACAGGATGCTTCGCACTCACGTCGAGATTCTGGAAATACTGCATAGCGCCCTTGCTACGAGCTACAAACTCCACAGGAAGCAGAGCCTTACGGAAGTCAAAGATCGCACCACGAACACGAACACAAGGCTCGGTACCCTTCTCAGGGTCGCCCTCGACATCCTTTACACTTGTAATTACAATATCGGTCTTAAACGTATTACGCTGCTTCTCGTCTTCGTTGAGGCTATTGACGATATGCACAAATCCACCCTCATTACGAGCAACAGACACAGGCTTCTCGTCAGTCAACTCACGGAACCACTCATTCAGAGCAATAGCCGCATCACAACGAACCTTAACAGCTTTATCAGCACCCACATTTAGAACAGTGGGATTATCGTTAATAATCTTCTCCAAAGCAGAGAAAGTCGCATTCGCACTACCCTTGGAAGTAGTAGCGGTCACGTAAGTATAATGCATGGTAACAACATTCTGCATCTTCTCATCAGTTGCGATACTGATGGTGCCAGAAATGAACTCAGTACCAGGAGCCTTAGACTGCGGACCAGTAATCTTCTTCTCCAGCTTATGGTCGTAAAGATAACCCTCAACGTGTGTTTCATTAATCAAAGTCTTTTTCATTATTCATTTTCTCCTTCAAATTCTACATTCTTGCCTTTTTCTGTAATCATGTAAACTACGGGGTCTTTACCAACCTTTTCAACATAACCGTCGGTTACAAGTTTACGCATAGCACCAGAAACCGCTTTAGAACTGATTCCCATACCATCTGCAATATCTCGCGCCTTATACATCTGAGGCGGCTGAGTCTGCAAATACTTCAGAATCATTCCACCATTTTCGGTGAAAAGTGGTTTCTCAATACTATCTACATTACGAAGTGCATCAATATACGCCTTAACATTCTCCGGCACTTCAACGGGTCCTGCCAGTTCTTTAGTTAAATAATCCCAGAAGTCCAGAAATTCCTGCTGTTTTGTCATGCAATCTATCCTTTCCTCATTTTCTATATATATTATATCAAAATTTTTGAGAAAAGTCAATTGCTCTGTAATTTGATACCAGCGGGAAGAAGAAGTTTAATGAGTTTCAAATACCGTGGATCTTCTGTTTTATGATAATTATCTATCAAATAATCAATACCAGTTAAGTAATCTGCAAGAAATTCATGAGCAGGAGTATCTTCATTATAAGGTTCATTCTCATAAACAATAGGATCAAACTCGGCCCAATCCCATTCCAAATTACTTAATACTATATCCATATTCTTTTGCGTGATAGAAGTCTTGCCAGTAATCTTCTCGTTCATTTAATTTATCCCTTGCACATTCTTCAATTACTTCAAAAGTCCAATTTTCAATACCTGATTCATACATCGCTGGATATAGTTTATTTTGTGTGCGCGGTTCAGCATTTAGCGCACGTTTAATATGTTGACGCCATCTTTCACCAATATCAACAGCCTAACCAACATAGCACATTTGAGTTAAACTATTAGTAATTCTATAAATTCCTGTGTGAGATCCTGTTCCAACAACACGTCCCACAAGATCTGATACTGGTTTCTCGTAATAAACTTTCCATAAAACCTTGGCAATAGCTCCGGATGCTTCAGCAGAAATACCGGTAAGAAGCTCTTCGATTTTCTCAATATCTCCCTTTGCTCCTGCGGGAAGCTGGATAGAATGGAATGTTTGAAAGTTCTCTTGCTCTGCATGACGTTTCGCTACCTCGGTTGCAGCACTTGCCGCGGCGCGTAACTGATCAAGAGTATCAGTCAAACTTTTTGCGGCGTCCATTTTCTTTTTATTTTCTTCTCTAAATTGTTCGACAAAATCTTCTTGCATACGTAAGTATTCCTCTTGACGTTCATCAAGCCATTCCTTACGTTCTGCCATATACTTCTTTTTAAACTCTTCTTCTGTAGTTTCAAAAGATGATTTCAATCGTTCAACATTATTTACTTGTGCGGCAATATCTTCATTTAATTCCTTTTTTCTATTTTCGAGTGTGGTAACTTCTTGTTTATGCTCTGCTACCAGATCTTCGACTATATATAAGTCTTTTTGCCGCTCGTTTTCTTCTTCTAATAGGCTACCAAGTCGATCCTTGACTTCCTATTCCTAAATATTCAGTTTTCTTATCTTTGCCGCAGACACTACAATAATTCCAATTAGCGCCGCAGCAATGATACAAAATCCAATTATTGTAAGTGTCATAAGCTACACCTCAGTAAGAAAGAAAGGGGTTTGACCTGTTAGAACATCAAACCCCTTTTAATATTACTTGACTAAATTACTCAGCGTCGGGATCCGCGTTCACATCGAGAGCACGGCCAGCCTCGGTGAGCTTGAGGAACTTAACCTTCTTGTGAGTGCCATCTTCCAGCTCGATCTCAGCTTCAACACGCTCGCCATACTGCTTGCGCTGAACGGCGGAAGTGAAGATACCGTCAACACTGCGCTTCTCAAGACCAAGCGCCTCAGCCACATCAGCGGCGGTCACATTGTCATTAGCATCCAGACCCTGCAGATAAGTAATAACCTTCTTAGTATTTTCCTTCATAGCAGCCATAATTCATTCTCCTTTTGCTCATATAGAGCTTCTTCAATATAATTTTTTTGTATATAATAATCTGAAGGGTTTGCCTATCAGTTATTATCTATACGTATTATACCACAAATTTTTGAGAAGTTCAAATATTTTTTTCTTTCAAATATTTTTGAACCATCTCGTCAAGCAGAACCATTTCCTCAAGTTCCATATCAGCTGATTCTTGTGCTTTAATCATCTTGTCTTTTGCGAGGTCAACGGTATTCTTGTCATCACAGGTCTGAATGGTATATTCCAGATCAGCAATTTTCTTGGCAAGCTGCTTTAACTGCTTCTTAGTCACGGTAAGATTTTTCCTTTCTTTATCTTACAAGTATATTATATAAAAATTTTTATTGAAAATCAACCGAATATCGAATCTAACGAACACTCAGATGGATTTTTATCTTCTCTAATGCGCTTAAAATGGAAATGCCGTAGTGTATGTGCTGTTCGATCTTTTTCCATACCGGCTAATTCACATACTTTTCCAATATATGATTTCAGATTTTTCTTATCGTCATCTGATAAACCCGAAGATACTGTTCCAATAGAAATTAAATTATCACCATCATATGCACCAATTCGAATCGCTGTATCCCATCCATAATAAGCAGCTTTTGTAATAGGCCGAGTTGAATAGTTAATACCTCGAATTACTTCTGTTTTTCCAACTGGTACATTGTGTAATTTACGTGTAATTGGGCCAGATGGT